ATTTCCATAACATGTGGCGCGCGCCAAGTGGGGCAACATCATCGATAGCATTACGAGAATCAACGCGCCGCTGCGGTATTTCATCGAAAACTCGCGCTGGAAACCCTGGCGTTTAGGCTGGGGAGAAAAGCGCGCCTTTCTTTCGTTGTTGGGTTAAACGTTCTAAATAGCCGTGGATGCGTCCGGAACAACTATTTCGGGCGGCGGTTCGGGTGATTTCTCGGCAATCACCACTAGATTTGCATTTAGAAAATTCAGCAAGGGCATACCGTACTTCGTTGGAATTTCAGCCAAGTTATTGACGATAGCATCGACGGCCGTTTGTGTAAGAGTGTAAGTTTTTTCCATATCAGTTTGCTCCCGATGTCATGACCACATGATACCAGTTTCCCGCCGCGTGGTCATAAATGTTCAATGAATGTGTCCCGGTGTTGTAAACTTGATCCGCGCCGCCGGACGCGGGCGTACCTGTCGGGGCCGTCAATACAATAGGAATTTTCAAAAATCCTCCTGTCGCATTTGACGCAAGAGGTGTTCCAGGGCCAACATTTAGGCCCAAAACGTCGGTTATCGCAAATGCCTTTGCGCCAGACACTACATATTCAAGCGCCGTATCCGTGGCATTGTAAGAAAGCGTGCGTAAATTCAACCCGACAAACGTCGTGTTGCCCGAAAAATCTATCCCCAATCCGGCCGGAAATCGCAACCCCGCCGTCATTGAGGACGTCGGCACCGCTTGCGATAAATCAATTGCCGCGCTGTCCACATTTCCAGCAACAATAAGCGCCGTTGCAATTGAGGCTGATGTTCCGGGTTTCGTGCTGATTTGTATAACGCGCGAAATTTGGGAGATAAGCGTTGTTCCAAACGTCAGTGTGGCGGTACCATCCGTAACACTTCCAGCTGATGTGGGAAACGCCGGAGGAGACGATCCAGAAACACCCGCTACCGTATAAACATACGTATACAACCCATTATAGATGCAATCACCAACTGCATGAGTTTGATTGGGCACCCATGATGGTGGATTATAGTTATCACTCGAAAAGTGCAAAAAGCACCGTGCGCCGGAAATCGGATTTGCAAGCGTTGCATTTGTCGAGCCATCCGGCCCGTTTGTTTTCATATCAAACTCTGCCGCGACACTTTGTCCGCCGCCAGACGTTGGGATCAGTCCGGTTTGGTTGATGAACGAAATATATTCAGCAAAAGCATCGGTGTTTCCGGTCTGATAAACCGTCGATTGTAAACCGACGTCCTGGTTGTTGTTTGATGCGCCTGAGTTGGTAATTAAGTTTAGGTTTCGTGTATTGCCTGATGCGCCAGGCTGGGAGGATGCATTAAGCGTAAGATTTCCTACGACAGTTGTAGAACCGAATTGTGCCGACGTGGATGCGTTGTTTAAATTGACCGCAATGGTCGTATAGCCATTGGTCGATGTAATTATATTTTTTTCGTAAACCAAGTATCCGTTTAACGCCGCAATGTTCAAGAACCCATCGCCCAGAGCGCCGGTTGGATTGGTGCCCGCCGCACTTGTCCCATTATCCAGTGTCCCGAGGCGGTTAAGAATTACCGAATATCCTGGCGCCGATAGCGCCGGAAAATTATTTACCTTATAGCCGCCTTGTGGAATATTTAAAATTCCACGCGACGGAGTGTTTGAAAGAGCGGACGCCCATGCGTTGCTGTCATCCGTCACGCCGTCCATCACGGCGCCAAAGTCTTTTAAATTTAGCGCATCGGAGCGAAATGAAGAAAGAGACCGAGATATGGCACCAGTGTAAAGCGGTAGAACCGTGCCGGCGCTGGCATTGCCAAGGGTGATGGCCGTTCCATTGTTTACAATCGAAACGCCATCAATCGCCCCGGATAAATGCGGTGCGGCGAGCGTTATGAATGCGCCAAATCCACCAGCGCCGGCTGGCGATGCAAAAACCTTGGCAGCTGCTTGCGACGTAACTACCGAGCCAATGCCGGCTGTTAGGGATGCCAGGGTAAAAGGCGTTGACGATCCTTGCGGAATAACACTCTGAAGTGAAATATTTCCAAGAGCGTCCGTTGCAACCAAACCGTTCGCGCCGCTGCCCGATTCTACGATGGCGATATTACGGACAACGCCGTCCGAAATTTGTTGGATTGGAAGTAGATCGCCGTTTGATAAAGCCGTCACTGGCTGTAGGTCGGCAATGGTGATTGTGCCAGACATATTAATATTCCACTATAACAACGCCATTTGCGCCGCTTCCACCAGTTCCTACGCCGCCATACGATCCACCACCCCCCGCTCCGTATGCTTGACCGTTTACCCCGCCGGTAAATCCCGCACGTCCTTGACCGCCGAAAATCGAGGCCGCGCCATTTCCAAATCCCGTAAACGCGCCGTTTTGGCCGTCGCTTCCTGTTCCGCCTGCCAAATTTAGTTGGCCTCCTGTGGCCGTTCCGCCGACGCCGCCAGGAGAAGAATTAGCCGTTGCAAAACCCGTCCCCTGCCCTCCAGTCGCGGAACAAAATCCTGTCACGGTAGTCGTCCCACCCGCAGTTTGTGCCGCCCCCCCTGAGCCAATTGTAATCGCAATCACTTGTCCGGGGGTAACCAAGTAATAGCCGAAGGCACAACCACCAGCGCCGCCGCCTGCGCCCGAACTATTATTTGCGCCAGGCGTTGTCCCGATGCTGTTTGACCCGCCGCCGCCGGCTCCTACTGCAATGATTTTTATTAAATAAACCCCAGCGGGAACGGTAAAGTTTGATGTCGCAGTAATAAGCTGCAGGTTTTGAAACCCATAAGTCAACGTGCGCCAGTTGGCTCCGCCGCTATCTGGATTCGACGTATTGTTGTCCGTTGTGTTTAAGTAGTATTTTCCGGCAGTTGTTGCCGAGCCTATGATTGATCCTTTGGGATAACCGCCGATCGCGGTTGAAAACGCAGAATCATAAGCAATCGGACCACCCGCCGCTTGCCATTGCGCCCACGCCGACAGCATATTTTCAATGCCGTTCACGTCGCGTCCGTCTGGCGGCGTTCCACCAACGGTAAAATTTGTGGCTGGGTATCCGGTCGTGAGCGATGCCCGCCCAGGCGAACTTGTGGTGACCGGAATCGGCGTTGTAATATTTCCGGTTGCAGCTCCGCTGCCGAAAATAACGCTGAATTTTGTTGGGATGCCTGATGCTGCTGTCATGTAATTACTGATACCGAAACACCGCAGGGACGCGGCAACACGCCAGACTGAGCTATGATTGCAAGATCAACGACAGATGGCACGAATGAAAATGTGTAAGTCATGGTCATATTTTGTCCGTCCGTACAGTAGCATTCACCTTGACTTCCAAATAGCGTCATCAAAATCAAGTTGATGGCCGGTATTGAGCAATTCGTGATGTTTTTAAAAGCCTTGGCGTATATAAGCGTCAAAAATGCCGCATCACCTAGTGAGTAATTTGAGGTAATTGACTGGCCGGAATAAAACGGTGCCTGGCTCCATCCAACCCATTCGCCCGGCTGATTAAACCCAAAAAATTCGACCGAGGGAACGTAAAGCGTGCGCGATACACCGACAATCCGACCCCAAACATCAAGCCCGTATCCTACGGCCGTCGCGACATTCCAGACGAGATCATAGAACGCATTGATGTTTGCGGTAGGATCAATGTAATCGTTAAAATTCACGATCAATTGGTTCAGGACCGGTGAATTGGCAAACCGCGATATAACTGTTGCTTGGGGATTTTGCATTACTGCAATATCACCGTAATTTGCCCAGCCGCTATGACTGGTTCTTGGCTAATCCCCATCGTCACGGAACTTCCGAAGGTAATTCCCCCGAACACCGTGCTTCCAGTCGTCGCCGCAGTTCCTGTCGTAATCGTGTATGTTCCGGTTCCGCCCGTTCCACTTCCCAAAGCAGTAACCTCAAACGGCGCATAACTCGAATTGCTCAACCATGTGCCGACCGCCAACGAACCGCCAGAAACCGCGGTTACGGTAAGTGTTGTGCCCGAGATCGTGCCAGTGACGGATATTGCATTTGTCAAACCAATTTGAATTGAGATCAAACTTACCCACGATCCCAGACCAATGATGTCGCCGCTATATCGAAGCGCGTAAATCGTTGATCCGATGCGTGCTCTGCTTCCGCCGTCCGCACCAGAAAATCCGCTGATTATGGCGTTTTGAACTTGCGTATTTACTGTTGACGGAACCGACGTGCTGTTCACGAGCGTCACCAGAAACCATACGTCGGTATTTGTCGCGGTCTGGAACGTCACGCTGTAGCTAGGCGGCGTCGTATAGGCGGGGTTAGGGTCAGTGACCGTAATTGTCGTGTTGCCTGTGTAGGGGCATCCTGGCGGCTTTTTCTGCCATATCGCCAAAGCCACCGCCGTCGCGAGACCGCCGGCCACACAGACATACAGCGAATTCGCCGCCAGAGTGACCCCGCCAACCGTCTCGGAGCTGTTTGAGGGGTTGTCCATCACATAGGCGTCCAAAACCCCAGCGACCAAAAGCACCGCCGCCAGCACGGCATCAAGCGTACCTAACGCGTTGTTCGCCACCGTATTCTGCCGGCGCAGCTCGAATGCGGCACGGCTTTCGACCAAATCCCCAATCGCACCCGCCACACTAGAAACCGCTGTATCCCAGCCAAAAATGGTTTGCGTTATCGTAAAAGTCTGCGCCGGACAAGCAATCGGTCCAGTCGCTACACAAGCAAACGGAAGAGTGACGCTTCCCGTCGCGCCAATCTCGCCTTGCTGCGTGCATTGGTACTGGTTGCCGTCCTGCGCAGTAATGAGTGCGCCAAGCAAAATAGTCACACCCGTTAACCCGGAACACACAACCTGCGCGACGGTTGATGTCGCGGGCAACCTAGTGATGAAATAAATTCGCCCAATCGCATCTTGCATTCGGCCTGCCGCAAAAGCCGGATCGACGCCATTAAATAGTTGAATCATCGTCGCATTTGCATCGCTAATGATCGCGGATTCGCTAGTCGCCTGTTGATACTGCGCCGTTCCTTGGTTTGTCGAAAGCTGACCACCAAATGCGTTATTTATGTCTGTTTGCACACCTGCAAAAATCGCAGGGTCTGCTGGCGCTTGAAATCCATTTGGACCAAACGTGACCGTAGGAACTGCGGTAACGTAGCCGCTCATACCGGCACCGTCAGAGTTTCACCGCTTTCCAAAGTCACTTGTACTTGTCCCGTTAGTTTGCGATTTTGGATCGACGAGATAAAAACTTGCGCGGATGCAACACCATCCACGGTTAAAGCCGCTGCCACCAATTGCCCCTTGATGTATGAAAGAGAGACTGGCTGTCCGAGAACCGAAAGATATGGAATGCCCGCTTGCGTATCATACCATAATTCGCCCTGCCAAATGCTGCACGCGCTCGCTACATCTTGTGCTGTTGCATATGGATCGGATGCCATCGCGATATTGCCGCTTGCATCAACGCATAAATCCCAGGTCTGCGGAGATAGATAGATGGTGGTCATACGGGCGTGCTTGTGTCTATCGGCGTTCCTGTGCCTGGGCTGTAAAGATGACGATGCGCCGCGCCAATGTCGGTTCCATTATGCGTTATCGTGCTGGCGGTAATTGCTAGTGGCCCCGCTGTCACGATGTTTATGCCCCCACCCACCGCGAGGAATTGAATGTATTGCGTAATAGCCACCGGCAAAGCGCACCCCATATAAATTCCGTCCGCCCGATCAAATTTCCGGTAGCTTCCAGGGCTGGCCAAAGCTTGAGTATTTTTTACGCTAGAAATATCATTGAGCGCGTAAACCGCCATTCCGATTTCACCGACAGATGGCGTAAATAAAACGCCGCTTCCGCCACTATTTGGAACCCAAACTGGCAGGCCATTAATGTTACCGTGCGGTGTCGTATTACCTTGGCCATCAATTTGCGCTACGGCCGGCTGAACGGTCACTATGCCCGGCAATATCCCAGCACCAGGCGTGTATGATATGACCTTAACCAATTCCATTGTGCAGATTTTATTAAGCAATTCGCTGACGAGAAACGCTGTCGCGTTAAAGTGACCAACGCCGTCCGAGGGTTGGGCGGGACCAACGCCCAGATTATTGGCCAAGCAACGCGCTCCCAACTTTTGCCAAATTCAGGTAGGTATCCCATTTGCCGCCAGGAGCCTGCGCTTCGAGATCGTGCTCCATGCCGTAAATCGCCCATTGACCGCATGCGGGCTGTAATTCGCTTTGCACATTGACCAGCGCTCCAAACCGATACGCGGGATTGAATATCGTTCTTACATCAACTCCGAACGCGGTATATGAAGGATACTGCAATAGTCCGGTAGTTGGAGAAATTGGAATAATGCCTGTTCCGCGCGCTCCGAATCTAGGCCAGATTGCTAAGTTTCCCCCAGAACCGTTTTGATCAAGACAGTAACCGATCCCCGCATGTTTGCATACGGTTCGTATTTGATTTAGAAGCGTTCCCGATAAATACGGGTTATTCAAAACCACCGAAACGCCGTTATTTTCAAACGTAAACCCTGCTTGCTGACAAAGCGATTGCAAAATCGTCGCGACATTGACGGCGCCGGAAAAGCTATTTGGCACAACCGACTCCATAAGTTGTTTAATGCCCTGATACGATTGAATCTGCATAGAAACGTCCGGCATGTCTTCCGGTTGAAACGTCGCAAAAGATATGTTGCCTTCGTAAACAAGCGACATGCCGTTAATTGGATCGCCAGCTAACACGGAAACCGTATTGCCGTTCAATGCGTAATAATATGTCCCGAGCGTGGCTATCGCGTTTGATTGAGAACGGTCCATGTTGAAAATCGTAATTTGCGCGGCGGCCATTGAGGCAATGCCTTGAAACGCCACGCTTACCGCAACCCGATGATTTGTGATCGTAACCGTATTAGAACCATTTGGACCGAACGACTTATTTTGACCCGCACCAAGCGTAAATATTAGCGTGATGGCTTTTTCAACATACTGGCTCATAAATCGCTCGGGGCCAGATAAACCAACTGGTAGCGTGTTCCTAATCCTGTATAGACAGGATCGGTATCTCCTTGCGTGTCATAGCAAGCTATGTCTCCAACAAAACCCCAATAAGCATCGCGAACCACTTTTACCCCATTTAGCAGAATGATCCCATAAATCTCATTTGTCGGGAATATCAAATCAATATAGCACGGCGACGATACAAAATTAGGTGGTGCTCCCTGTATTTGTTTTGTGTATACATTGATTGTGCAAGCCTGACTATTCAATGTGATTTGTAAAGTTTGGGATGCGACGGATTGAAGCGGTATGGTCTGCATTAATTTGTCCCGGTCGCGTTAACCGTCGCTGCCAGTTGGTCTCCCGTGACGCTGGGTTGTTGTGGTCCGTTATTTTGCTGATCCTGTCCATTTGGCGATTGGGTATTGCTAAACGATGACGTTGCGATCACGCGAACTTCTTTTAGGGTTATTTCAACGTTTAAAAGCGATGCGCCTCGCGCTGCCTTACGATCGTAGTCATAATCAACGATGTTAGAGTTCTGATACGTGATGTCCGGCGTGACAATGTTGACCAGTGCCAAAGAAGTTTTCGCTGCCTCTATTTGCGCAAGAAACGTTCCTCTTGCCGATAAACCCGTCAGTGTCGAAAACGCCGATGAGAATGATGTTACATTGCCGCTGAATATCTGTTGCGCTATGTTGGCAATTGATAGTGCTCCCGACAATGCCAGTGTCATTTTTACTTCGTATGGATTTTGTACTTTATTATACGAAGTAAATCCGCCACCTTCGATTGGCGCACTGGTGATTTCGGAGCTTCCCTTAAAGTTAAAGTCAACACAGGAATCTGCCGACACAACCGCGCTGCCGTCCGTATTGTATATTCCCCATTGGTGCTGAACTGTTTCCGAATTTAACCCGAGCGCATCCGCTATTTGCAGCGTAGGGATTGATCCCGTAGCACCCAGCGCAGCATTTAATAATGCTGGGGCTCCTGGGTACTGAATGGCGCTTAAGAGACCGGACATTACACAAGGCCGGAATTAGATTGGACAACAAGGGCGGAAAGCTGTCTTCGTACATCCCTCACAACTTCACGAGAGTCTTTGGGATGATAGATGTTGACAGAACCAATTGTCGGTTTCGATTGTTGGGCGCGAAGACCGTCGATTAGGGACTGTACGGATGACGGCAGCGACGGAGGAGCAAGCGACATGCCTGCATTTGCACGAAGATAGGTCCCAACTTGCTGAGGATTGACTGTTGGCATGGTTGGCCGTCCCGCAATGGAATAAGCGTCAGACGCTCGCTTTCCTTCGTCCATGCGAACAGCCTGAGGTAACCATTCCGGAGTATACGGGTTTTCGTAACGATGACCGAGCATAACAGCCCCGGCCCCCGCATCATTTGTTTTTCGCAATCTATCTCCGACTGATTTATAGGTATGCGTCAATTCCCATTGTGCAAATTCCAACTGTTGAGAAACAGATGCATTTTGCGGATCAACATGAAACATTGTTTTAAATTGAGCAACACGTGTCGGATCGAGCAACTGAAACAAGCCCGCGGCACCAGATAAAGGATTAACGGCCCCTGGATTAAGTGAGCTTTCTACTTGTGCGTTCGCCATAATCGCGGCTGCTTGTGCTTTCGCCCAGCCTTGCGATTGAAAATATGCCATTCCTTGAGCAAGTACCGCTGATTGCGATGACGTATTAGCGGTCGATACTGGCGGCGGATTTATACCATTAAGAAAATCTGCTCCAATCTGACGCCAGCTTATTTTTCCTTCAAAGGCTTGCGTTATCAGCCATAAACCCTTGGCGAAATCGTCCATGTTAGCAATCAATGACGGGCCAAATGCCATCATCAAATCATTGCCCGTTGTGTCGATCGCTGTTTGCAGCTCGCCCCAATGTAATTGGATGGCCTGCGCCATTGCGGATTCGGCTGGGCTAATTGACGGTTGCAGCAACGGCGCAACACCTGCCGCGCCTTTTTCGAGAAGATTAATCATGGACTGATTAAATCCCAATTGACCGCCAAAGAACGTCGCCATCTGCGGGGTTAGTTCATGAAACCAATTGGCCACGTCGCCCATAATTGCTGTCGGATCTCGCTGGGTTCCATTGGCGTTCGTCAGTTTTATGCCGTGCTGCTGCAAAATCGCTGCGGTGGCATTTGGTTGACCAGCTTCTGCACTTGCAATCGCCTGCGTCAACGTCGAAAACGCACTATCCGCATCCGATTTTGATCCGCCGACATCTCGTACCGCATTTTCCCATGCGGATAGTGCCGTCGTCGAAATGCCGATATTTGTTGCCATGCGCCCGGCCGCTGCGGACATGGAGATCGCATCACCGATCAAATCTTTAATGCCACGTCCGCCGGCTATGATCGCGAATAAAGTCAGTGCACTTTTTGCGACGGTATCAAACGCTTGCTTTCCGGTTTTTTCAAAACCATCAAGGTCTTTCTGAGTTTTTTGTGTGCCTTTTTGAAAGTCTAATTGTGCTTCTGCGGCTTTCTTCTGACCGTCCGTAAAGTTTTTCGGATCAAGCCCCAGTTCTACAACAAGGCTATCTATAACTGATTTAGACACTCGGACGGTTCGCGATCATGTGGTTATATGCGTCAACCATAGCGATTTCTAGCATATCGTACAAATCTTTCACGCCATAGATTGTCTGCAATTCGTACAAAGTAGCCAGCTTGGACGATATTATTGTTCCGATGGCTCCGGTGACATTTCGGTATTCCGCGTATTTTCGATTTCTGTCGCCCGCTTCACCATCATCCAAATCCAGCGGATGGCGGGCTTGAAAAAACCCAAATGTAACTGAAGCACCTCTTCGCGAAGTTTGAGCCTGGTGGTTACTTCCTCAATATCGTCCGGCGTTAGAGACCGTGTGATTTTTGGTTCGGTGATTTGTACGCACGCAAACATCTCGTCGAGTAGCGGCTTCATTTCAGCATAATTCGCCTTTGAAAACGCCGAAAGCGCGGCAACGGTAAGCCCCTGCATGCCGCTACGCAGCATGTCAGGATCAATACCGCCCTGTGCTTTCATCATGACGTTCCATGCTCGCATCGCCCAATCTTCTGCTAGCTCTGCGGCCATTTCCGTTATTAGAAATTTTTTACCATGATCCCGGTTTTGGGCATCGATGGTTACTTCGACGGTACGGCGTGCCATCAGTAACTCGCGACCGTGACGTTTGCCCAATCAATTTTAAATTTCCGCATTCCAAGAGTTTTCTTCGCTTCGGGAACCGGCGCCAGTCCCTTGGAATAGCCTTGCGGAAATGTCCAAATTCGGCGAATTGCAGGAAGTTGAATTGTTGCGGTCAATGTTAACAGTTCTTGAGAATATGCTTGGGCTTGCCATATTCCTTCAAAGATCGGAACCGAAACGCTGTTAGCCTGCAATGAGACGGTTTGGGGGTAGATCGCCGGTATCCATCCCCCGGACATGATGCCATCGACGCCCATCTGGGTTTCGGCGGTTTCCACATCATCGAACATGAATGCTGCATCAACCGCGTAGCCCTGGATTGTCTGAGCTGTCGTATAAAGTCCGGTTGCGGTAAGTTTAAATACCGAATTGGCGCTGGTGATTGTGTTTGGATTGATTGCCACGGATCATTCCTCCTTATTGAACCAGAATTGAGGAAAGATTTAGTTGCTGCACGCTTCCAGCATACATATACCACAACGTAATTTGCGGCGATGTTCTCGCGCCTCGTATGGCAGCCGTGGCAGGAACAACTTGTAAATACCAGCCGCGCGTCGAAAGAACGCTGTCAATAGCCACGCCGGCTGCATTGTTTACCTCCGACGCTTGCTGAGTTGACAGAGTAACGCCCGCGCTGATCGCGCCGAAATTCAATGCTTGTGTAATTGGTACTTGGCAGGCTTCCATGACTTCCGTATAACCAATGCTATTATACGGCACTGTTTTCATGGCCTGCAAAAGTTGCAGTAACGCAACCGCAATTCCATTATTCAGAATAACTTGACCAACAAAAGCGTCGATGAAGGCATACGGCCCAGATATTGTTCCGTTAGCATATCCAACCGAATTTGCAATTCCTTGTTGCGAAATCAAGCCATAAAAATTGAACCCGTTTGCAATAAGGTTTTCGGACGCCTGCGACGTGGTGACGCTTGGCGTTACTCCCGAAAATTGTTTCAAAAACAGCGTTGCGATGCCGTTGAGTTGGTTGGGGTTCAGAGACGCAATCGCCCCCATCACCGCCGCCGCAAGATTGATGTCCGAGTAATTCGGGATCGTCCCGCTATATAGCGCGGCTTGAATCGCCTGCCACGCTGTCCCGGTTGCGGGGACCGTGGTTGCGTTGACCGCGTTTGTATCCCACATCGAATAAATATACGTATTGTTTTGCTGCGATGCCCATTGCGCGAATGAGACTTTATCGGCCAGCACTGGCTCAAAATCAGTCATGAACGTGGTAAAATTTGTGGTAACCGCAATCGCGCCGTACATGGCGCTCGCTGGGGCATAAATTGCGGAACCTTGACTGATAACAGCGCCCGTTGTTTGAGTGAGGCCGAGGGTGGCGAGCAACGTTACAGCGTTGACGCCGTTGGCAACCGGGTAAGTAATTGACGAGCCGGAGCCTGTCGATGCCGAGGTAATGACAAATCCACCGGATAGGCTGTCGTATGTGACAGCCGGTGACGTAACCGCAATGCTTTCGCTGGCTACGGTCTGGCTGATATTGACTTGATACGTGCCGGTGCTGCCCGTGGTTCCGCTAAGCTGCTGCACGATGTATGTGCCCGCCACTATCGACGCTCCCGTCAGAAGCTGACCTGGCCCCAGCAAGCCACCGCCCCCCGCGGTGACCGTCAACGTCGTGGTGGCGATCGACCCCGTGATCGTTGCCACCGCCGCGCCAGGAATAGCAAGCGCCGTGTTCATGATCTGAGCGGCGTTGGATAGGCTCGTGGCAGTTGAGAGGTTTACGTTGGCTGCTGAGTAGGTAACTCCATCCACAGTTACGCTGAAATACCCAGCCAGCATGTGTACCGTCGTCAGCGCGAGGCCTGATACATTGGCGCCGCGTACATACGCCGAAACCGGGCTGGTCCACGGATATTGCTGAATAAGCAACGCGGCAGGTTTGATGTTCGAGATCGTAAATCCGGCAAAATAAACGCCGGCCAGTTGATAGACCAACGATGTCGTGCCGAAAAAGCTGCCTACGGAAGCCAAATTCGGAAACGAATAAACCGAACCAATGGGAACGCGGGTATTCGTTGTGTTCAAAAATCCGTTGAGCGCGAGGTTGCTGCCGCCCGCACTAACAACAGAGCCGGTTGCATCGACGAATTGTGTGGACGAAATGGCTGATGCGACTGCGCTGCCAGACATCGAATAATCCTTTTGTTACGGCGGGTATGTGGCGTCCACCTGATAGACGCCGGCTTTAAGAGATAGCGCGGATTGAATGATCGTTGTAACGTTGGGATTGTATTGCATGTGTGCATCCACGGTCCAGCGATACTCATAATCTTGCTCCGCGTTAATAAACGGTGTTTGGCGCGGATCGTCCGAATAAAGCGGCTGCAAAATTACCGACGAGGTAACCCCGATTGATGCGCCGGTATTTGTTACAAGCGTATACGAATTACCCAACAAAACAGCAAAGTTAAAGGTGTTGTCGAGAAAGTAGTCACACGCATATTCGTCACGCCATAGCGTCGAAAATGTTTGCGCGAAATCGCCTCCATTCGGTCCATGAAAATCAAGCTGAACCGTAAATTTCGTACTTTGCTGCGATGACTGTGACGACGCGGTGAACGAATTTTCGTTCGTGGATAGTCGCTCCAACCACAATGGCGTCATCATCACGAAGTTGCTGTCTTTAGGTTCGGGGACGTCGTTCTGCTGGCCTTGATATGGCGGGCATGATGTCCCGAATATCGTTTGCAAAAATGTTCCGAACGCTTGGATTACTTGATCTTGCGTCGTGTCAATCGTTGCGCTCATTTTTGAGCCCGATAAATTGCCTTTACGCGAATGCGCGGCAACCCTCTATCATCAACTGATTGCCCTGGATTGGCGCCACGAAAACCGATTGGTTGTTTCGGTTTAAGCGTGTGGAGTTCCAATTACCCAGCCCTCGGCTTGAAACGGCGCCCATCCACCATAACCATCCCGATAAGTGCAATAATCACTCATAACTGCTGCACTACCGCGCAACTGGTCCAGTCTGGCCATTGTTCGATCACAAGAGCGATTTTCCAGTTTTGATTATTGAACACAATCAAATCGCCGCCAGTTCCGCTAGGTCTCACG